GTGAGTCAGTAGCATCGTAATCCAAGTTCAAGATGATCTTGCCACTCTGTCCATTGGTCGCGTATTGCGAAACAATAGGAACATAGTAGGCTTCGAGACTCTCGAACTGGTACCTTTCCCAGGAACCAGCCTGTTGGCTGAGCCAGGGGAAGGAAGCGGCGAGTCCAGGATTGATCGAGTAAGCATTTGTTTGAAATGCTACTGATCCAGGAACTTCAGCCACGTACTCATCAAAGGGTACGCGGACTGTTCGGGTTTTCCGGGAGTCGGAAGGGAACCGTTGTTGGTTCATCTTCCGAAGGGGGTTTGTTTGCTTTCGCGGGGTGCTCTTTTGCACCTTTAAAGTATTCTTTCGTACTCTCTGCATTGGTTTTGGTAAAGTAGTTGTTCTTCTACTTATCAAGATTGTATGGGATCCAACCCCTTGATTTGGGTCCGACTGTACATCTAAAGTTACCTAGCTGGGAAACTAAGCTTACCCGTGCAGTCTGTCGGCATTTACATCAAATGTTGATGATGACTTAGCACGGAAGTATTAAGGACGTGATCTGGTATCTGTTCGCAGTATACCTTCATTTCACTTCCACCGTTTTGGGCAATTTAAAACTTTAGACCCCATGGCGAGTTTAACGACTTAGCCAGGTCCTTCCGTGGTTATTCCATGAGATCCCACATCGGAATGTTCTCGACTGTCTCAGTGACAGGAGTGTTCCGTGTGTAGGGGATCTCAACCACCCTGTAAGGCCATTGAAGAATCTCCTTTCCCATTCTGTTGTCCGTGTTCGTCCGAACCTGTCTCAAGCTCTTGTCTTCCTTATTTGGAAGCTTAAAGGAGAGATAGTCGTGATCGATGTCACCAACAACCGAAAGGTTTGGGAATTTCTTCTCTGGGGGTACAAATGCAGAGTGTTCCTGTTCAACAGGACCGATGCGTGTTACGAGCCTAAGCTCAGGAACATGGTGGAGCTTTGTTCCTGTTACCTCGGTCTGGGCATATGTTCCCAGAAAGGGCCGAGGTAGCTTACCCGTAGAAACCTTCTCGCGATATTCTCTTTCGAGGACGGTGGCTAGCCGTCTTTGAAAGGATGTTATAGTGAAAGGAATTGAACAGTCTTGGTTGAAGCCAAGACCACCACGTTCGAAAGGAAGGAAGAGGTTGAAGTCACCATTCTTAGTCGCCAATTTAATGGCTGACAAATTATAGTGGATAAACCTCCTGAAGGCTCGAGCTTTGTTGCTCGCTCCTTCGACAACCCAATTAAAGTTGTCCCAGATGGGAGTGGCTCTAAGGCCTTGCTCTCGTCCAGAGATCTTACTCTGACCTGTGAGAAGCCCTATATTGAAGAAATCAATCTTCTTAAAGGATCTCTCACCCTTCGATTCTGTCATACTGTATAACTCAGAGTTAACAGTAAGTAACGTGGGATGAATGTAGTTCTTTCCGACCGAGAGGTCAAATCCAACTACCTTCACGTTCCTCTTCCATATAGCATACAACTCGTCATCAGCCCTAAATAGGATATCGTCACCGTTGATCTTAACGGGAAGTTTCCTTAGAGGGATGTGTCGACCGGTGTATTCTTGAACCGATTTGGCGTAAGCCACAAGGTTCACGATACAAAGGATAGGGAAGGAAAGAGTCGAACCCATCAGCTGTCCATTGGACTGCATGACTGGCTCAAGACCCCCCTTCTTCATCATATCGTGTGGATAATGGAGTTCCTGATTGTAAATCACGGACCTCAACACTTCCATAGAATCCCAGTCGAGGCCTGAGGACAATAGACTTGTCTCAAAGGCATCACGAGTGAATGTTGCGGATAAATTATCCGTCGCGGCCGAGTAATCTCCGCTTACCCACTTACCTTTCTTAAGGCCTAGTTCACAGGCTTCCTCCTGCCTCAAGATCTCATAGAGATCCGAGGAATCCATAGGACGTCCGGTAAGGACAAACTGTGGAAAGGATTGGAGGTGAGACCAGAGTTCTTTCTGGTAAAACCTGGAGAAGTAGTAAGACCAACTCTGTCCCTTGGATATGAGTCGGACTTTAAGTGGTTCGAGCACAGCTGACACCATTATCTTCAAT